CCCGCCGAACCGATGGGGCCGGTGGATGGTTACCCATGGAGCCGGCGAAATATCTGGAGGATTGGGAGCGTCTGATCGAGAAAGCCATTGATCGGCGGTATCCGACGCAATCCGGCGAGGAAATCGCGATTCGCGGCACGATCATTGACTGGGGCGGCAAGTCCGGCACCTCTTCGCGCGCGATGGACTTCTGGCGGTCGCTCAGAAAGCGACGCCTGCACCATCGAGTGCGGCTGGGAAAGGGCGATGGTCGACTCACGATCCCGCTGGTGAGCGAGACGTTCCCCGATGCGAGGAAGCGCCAAGACAGGCGCTCTGGCGCGACGGGAGATGTTCCGCAGCTGCTGATGAACGTCAACCGATTGAAGGACATGGTGGCGGCCAATGTGGCGCGGCATGAACGCGGACCAGGCCATTACCACTTCCCGGAATGGCTGGCGGCTTCGTTCTATGAAGAACTGACGGCCGAGACGCGCACCGACAAGGGCTGGGTGAATCTGGCCGGCCGGCGCAATGAGGCCGTGGATCTGTGTGCCTACGGCGAGGCCTTGGGCATATGGATGAAGCTGCCCGCGATCAAGTGGGACCGGCCACCGACATGGGCGAAGCCAATCCCGGTGGAAAAGCCGGTGGAAGCAGAGGCGACTGAGGCTGCAGAGCCTACGCCGCAGCCTCGCAAATTCGTCCGGACCCCGCGCAGAAGTGGCTGGGTCAAGAATTGGTAGGAGATGACGTGAGCGATCAGGTTCCGAGCAAGTTGGTAGCCGGAGATACATGGGCATGGACCCGTGATTTGTCCGATTACCCCGCAGGCACGTGGACGCTGACCTACTACCTGAAGAAAGACGGAAAGGTTTACACGTTCGCTGCCACGGCTTCTGGAACCACGCATTCGATCTCTGTCGCCGCAACGACGACTGTCGGCTACGTGCCGGGGCGGTATCTGCTGCAGGCACGCGTCTCTTCCGGCTCAACGATCTACACGCTCGACGACGAAGAGCAGTGGATCGAAGTCCTTCCGAATGTCACCAGCACGGCAGACCCCAGATCCTGGGCGCGCCGAACGTTGGAGGCGATAGAGGCCTTCCTGGAAGGAAATGCCACGACGGCGCAAGCCAGCATGTCGATCAATGGAAGGTCGCTTTCCAGGTGGTCTCTGTCTGAGTTGAGACAGTGGCGAGACCAACTGCGCGGTGAAGTTCGAACCGAAGAGCAGGGCTCGAATGCCGGGCTCGGACGGAACATCAAGGTCAGGTATGGCAGACCGTAACGGAATCTTCGCGCGCCTGCGCCGCGGCTTCAATGCGTTCATGGGAGTTACATCCCAGCGCATGTATAACGCGGCCCGCGCCTCTCGGCTCACGGCCGACTGGGCTCCGGCAAACGGCAGCGCGGATAGCGAGCTGGTCAGCAGTTTGCGGCAACTTCGGACGCGTTCTCGCGCGTTGTGTCGCGATGTCAGCTATGCGAAGCGGGCGAAACAGCTCGTCGTGAACAACGTCATCGGCTCCGGCATCGGCATGCAGGGCCAGGTCTATACGACCCGTGACGAACTGAACACGCGCGTCAATGACGATATCGAGGAAGCATTCTGCGCCTGGTCTGCGGCTGATAGCTGCCACACAGGTGGTCGACTCGACTTCTCGGCATTTGAACGCGCCTGTATGGCGCAGGTATTCGAGGCTGGAGAAGTATTCGTCCGGAAGCACTATCGGGAATTCGGCTCTTCGAAGGTGCCGTTTGCGCTGGAGCTGATCGAGGCTGAACGTATTGCGGATGATCTGACTGATCCTTTCGCCCCGCGGCAGGACGGAAATCAGGTTCGAATGGGCATTGAGGTGGACGAGTTCTTCCGCCCGGTCGCCTACTACATCCGTTCCCGGCACCCCAGTGAGTTCCAGTTCGTGCAGGGCCGGGATACGATTGAACGCGTTCCGGCGAATCAGATCATTCATCTGGCGATTCTCGACCGCTGGCCGCAGACCCGCGGTGAGCCGTGGATGCACCCGGTTATCACCACGTTCAAGGATATGGCTGGATACACCGAAGCCGAGATCACTCGCGCGCGGAGCCAGGCCTGCACCATTGGCGCTATCGAAACCCCAGAAGACGCCGCTTCACTCGGTGAAGAGCAGAACGACGGTTCGGTGGTGATGGAAGTCGAGCCAGGAATTTTCAAACGCCTGAACCCCGGAGAGAAGTTGGTTGCCGGTCCCATGAATTCCCCCAACCCTGCGTTGGAAGGGTTCATGCGGTACATGCTTCGAGAAGTTGCTGCGGGCGTCGGTCCGTCTTACGAATCCCTCTCGCGCGACTACTCCCAGTCGAACTACTCCAGTTCGCGACTCGCGCTGCTGGATGACCGGGATCTGTGGCGCGCGTTCCAGTCGTGGTTCATCTGCAATTTCCGTGCTCCGATTCATAAGGAATGGTTGCGCCAGGCGGTGTTCGCACGAGCCATTGAAACTGTTCCTGTGCAGGCCTATGCGCTTGATCCTGCGAAGTTCGAAGCGGTGCGGTTCAAACCGCGCGGCTGGAGCTGGGTGGACCCGACCAAGGAAGTCGACGCCTACGTGACCGCGATCAATGCGGGCCTAACCACGGTGACGGATGTCGTAAGCCAGACCGCAAATGGTCAGGACATCGAAGACGTACTTGCGACGCGCGATCGCGAATTGAAACTGATGCGACAGAAGGGGCTGGTGTTCGAAACCTCTCCCGAGTTCTACACGAAGGACGCGCAGCCTCCAACAGCACCTCCGGACAATCCGGACACAACCACAGACACCCCTCAAGACCCGGCCGAAAGCCGGGTTTTTCGTTTCCAGCCAAGGAAATAAACCATGTCCGATGAATTGAAGCTCCCGCTACTCGGGCGGGACGGCCTCGGCGTGCCCATCCAAATCAGAGCGGGCGAAGACAAGACCGTCCGCCTGACGTTTGCGGCATCGAGCGAGCTTCCGGTGGAGCGATTTTTTGGTGAGGAAGTTCTTTCTCACGAGAAGGACGCAGTCCGTCTGGATCGAGTCAAGCGCGGAGCGATGCCGCTGCTGTTCAACCACAACTGGGATGACCCTATCGGGATCATCGACGACGCGCGGATTGAAGACAGTCGCCTGATTGTCGACGCGCATCTGTTCGCTACTCAGCGAGCGCAGGAGATCGGCCAGATGGTTTCTGGCGGTCTACGCAACGTGTCTCTCGGTTACCGCATCAACGAAGTAAACGAAGACAAGAAGGCCAATCGCTATACCGCGACGGACTGGGAGCCCTACGAGGTTTCCATCGTCACGGTTCCCGCTGACCCAACGGTCGGCATCGGCCGCCAGCTCGGCGGTGACGAAGTTCAGGTGCGGATGCTCCGCGCCACCCCTGTTTCTAACCCGGCGAGTTCCGCCGCAATCAAAGGAGACGCGAAAGTGTCTGATGAGAGCAATGCCGCGGCGGGCGCAAGCGCCGATGTGAAGATCGAAGTCCGTGACTTGGGCCCCAGCGCGACTCAGATGGAAGAGATGCGCGTCAAGAGCATCCGAAACATGGCCGCTTCCACGGGCATGGATGAAGGTCTGGTGACTCGCTGGGTGACCAGCGGTGCTGCGGTCGACAAGGTCAGCGAAGACATCATGCAGATCATGAAGTCTCGCACCAAGGACGCGAAGCCCGTTACCGACCTTGGCCTGTCTGAGCGTGAGATCAAGCAGTTCTCGATCACTCGCGCAATTCGCGCGTGCGCCGATCAGAACTGGGGCAATGCCGGATTTGAAGCCGAAGCATCGCGCGAAATCGCGAAGCGCATGGACAAGGTTCCGGACAACAAGCGATTCTACGTGCCGGCTGAAATCCAGCGTCGCGACCTGACCGTGGCTTCCGCCTCTGGAGGTGGCTACCTGGTTGGCACGCAGAACCAGTCGTTCATCGACCTGCTGCGCAATCGCTCGGTGGCCTATCGCATGGGCGTGACCAGCCTGTCCGGCCTGCAGGGTTCGGTGACGATTCCGAAGCTGACCGGCGCTTCCACGAAGTACTGGCTGGCCTCTGAATCGACGTCGATCACGGAAAGCACCCACACCTTCGGTCAGCTGGCGCTGTCGCCGAAGACGGTTGGCGCGTACAGCGAGATCAGTCGGCAGCTGCTGCTGCAGTCCTCGCCATCGGCCGATGCGCTGGTGCAGTCGGATCTGGCGCAGGTAGTCTCGCTCGCGGTGGATGCAGCGGTTCTGAACGGTGCAGGTGGTTCTGGTGAGCCGCAGGGCATCATCGGTTCCTCGGGCGTAGGTTCGGTCACGGGCACATCGATTGCCTATGCGGGCATCGTGGAGTTCCAGACCGATACTGCGACCGGCAATGCGCTGTTCGATAGCTCGGGTTACGTGACGACTCCGGCGGTCGCCGGCCTGCTCAAGCAGCGAGTGAAGTTCAGCTCGACTGCCAGCCCGATATGGGAAGGCAAGCTGTTGGAAGGCACCGTGGACGGCTACCGCGCCATGGCGTCCCTGCAGGTTCCGACCGCGAACATTCTGTTCGGCGACTTCTCGAAGGTCGTTCTGGCGGAGTGGGGCGTTCTGGAGGTGGAGGTGAATCCGTTCGCCAACTTCCAGGCCGGTATCATCGGCGTGCGCGCGATGTACAGCATCGACGTCGGTGTGCGCTACGGCGCTGCGTTCTCCCTCGCCACCTCGGTCACCTGAAGGAGCTGGCGGCCATGCTCACGGCACAGGGGAATCCCTTGGTCTCGGGTATGGCCGCCAATACCACTATGGCAAACAGAAAACTCAAAGTCCTGCGCGCGTTCTATATCGGAACCAAGGTGCAGAAGATCGGCGACACCATTGAGGCTGCGCCTCAGTTGGCGGCCGAGTTGGTCAACGCTTACAAGGCCGAATACGTCAAGGAGGAGCTTGCAAAGGTAGCGCCTCCGAAGGAGAAAGCATGAACCTGCACAGTGTTCTGCAGTCCCTGACCGTCACGTCACTGCTTAATTCGGCGTCGGCCGCCAATACAGCGGCCGCGTCGTCGTCCACCACGTATGTCGATGTGCGTGACTACGAAGGCGACATTCTAATCGTTATCAGCCCTGGGGCCATCACTGGTTCCGCCACTCCTGACATTCAGGATGCGACGGATTCGAGCGGGACTGGTACTGCGTCGATTGCGGCCAATGAGGGTGCCTATACGGCTCTTGTTGCCAATACGCTGCGCAAGTACACGATCAATTCTAACCAGTGTCGTGGCTTCATCCGCGTGATCAACACGGTGGTGACGGGCCCTGTGGCTCCAATCACCATCACGATGGCTGCGCGTCCGAAGTCGGTCTGATGGAGTCAGAAGCCGACCGCCGCGCGGGCATTGTGGCGCTGGGCGGCAAATGCTACTCGACGGCGGTCGGCCCGCTTCTGGCGATCTTCGACAACGAGTTTCTTGAGGCCGGCGACACCGAAGCGCGCCGGCCTATGCTCACGTGTACGAGCGAGGATGCTGCGCGCGTCCTCGCAGACCGAAAGGGCACGACCATCGATATCGATGGCACGGTGTATCGCATCAGGCGGCACGAGCCTGACGGGACTGGCATGTCCACGGTTCCGCTGGAGCGCTGATGCATCGCGCAGAACAGATCATCCAGGCGGCGGTAGCGGTCATCGAGGCGCAGTCAGATCTAGCCGCGAAGGTGTTCGCCCACCGCACGCTTACCGTGAGCGCGGTGGATCAAGAACTACCTGCGATCTGCGTCAACGATGGGACCGACTTTCCTACATCCGACACCGGCTATTCGAATCTCGCTTTCGTCGACAGCAACCTGCGCTTGGACTTGTCGCTGTACGCGCAGGGAAGCTCGCAGCAGGAAGTGGCGACGCAACTCTATCGCCTGCGAAGCGTGGTTCACCGCGCGCTTCTGGCTGATCCGCGTGACGTCGGCTTGCCTGACATCGTCATGGGCGTGGCCTATGGCGGTGCGGACAAGCCCGCGTACACGACGGAAGGCGATCCCCTTGCGGGGCGGCTCGATTGCTTTTTCACGGTTGCGTATCGGATGAACCTGACCGATCCGGACTGACCGACCACTGAATTCACCCACCATGGCCCGCCCAGCGCGGGCTTTGTCATTTCTGGAGCCTACACATGGGCAATTTGCGCGTTTCCAACGAGGTCATCCTCGCCAAGATCGAAAGCGTTTACGGCACCGATCCAGCACCGAGCGCCGGCAGCAATGCCGTTCTCGTGCAGAACGTAAGTGCGGGACCCGTCGGGCTGCGCATGAACGACCGCCCAGCGGTACGCGCGAACATCGGCAAGCTGAAGCAGGTTTTCGGCGGCAAGCTCTACCACCTGGCGTTTGACGTTGAGATCAAGGGCTCTGGAGCCGCAGGGACCGCACCCGAGCATGGTGTGCTGCTCCGGGCCTGCGGGATGGGAGAGACGGTAGTCGCGTCGACGTCAGTCACCTATAAGCCGATCAGTACCAGTCACGAGTCGATCACGCTGTGGTGGTACGAAGGCGGACGCAAGCTGCACAAGCTCAACGGCGCGGTTGGAATGGCATCGATGAAACTCAGCGCTGGCGGGCTCGCGCTTTATTCGTTCGATTTCTTCGGCCATCACGTCGACCCGACGGATGCTTCGCAACCGGCTCCGACCTACGGCAGCCAAGTCCCAAAGCCGGCCCTCAGCATGGCGATTTCCCTCGGCGGCGTGACCGGAATCATCGTGCGCGAATGGTCGCTCGGCCTGAACAACGTCATCGCGCAGCCGCCGAGCATCGCTGCGGCGGATGGATACGGTCAGATCCAGATCACCGGTCGCGATGTGGCGGGCGAGATCACGATGGATGCGGAACTGGCGTCGGTCATAGACGTCGACGCGCAGCACAGCGCCGGAACGGGAATCACATTCCTGTCCGGAACGCTGGGTTCGGTAGCGGGTAACCGTGTTGCGGTAACCGGTGCAACCAATGGCCTGTACTGGCGCGACCGCAACCACGGCGAGGGCGAGGGCCAGCGTATCCGCACCATGCCATTCGGCATTGAAGAATCTTCCACAGGCAACGATGAAATCGCCATCGCGTACACATGAACCTCGAAAACTTCGAATACACCCCAACCTCGCAGCCGGTCGCTGACGATCCAGTCATCTTCACCCTTCGTCCGCTCGACCAGCGCGGCTACGTGAACATGGTCGGCGCCCAAGCGCTGAGTCGCACGCGGCTCGACGCGCAGCATGACGTCGCCATTCGCTATATCGCAGGGTGGCGCGGCGGCGGGCAGGGTGCTGTAACCGATCCTGCGGCTGTGGTGGCGCGCCTCGCCGAAGTGGTGAACGCGAAGAAGCCGAACGTGTACTGGATGGCGTGGCTGACGCAGATCGCGAAAGTGCTGTCGGACAATGCTGATCCGGGGGAAGAAGACGCAAAAAAATTCTGATCGCCGCACATGTGGCATGCGATCCGGACTGGACTCCGTGTCGCACCTGTAACTGTGTTGGCGGCGTCAGTCCCTACAAGACGTGGGAGATTCGGGACCTTCTCGAACGGACTCCGAACTGCCCGCGGAAATTCGGAGGCTCCATGGAGCGACAGTGGATTGCGCTGTTCTCCCACTACCGCGCCGGGCACCTGTACGCGTCCGGCGGCATCGCTGACCAGCCAGCCATCTATCTGAACGTGATGCGACTCATTGAGTCGGTCGTGAACTCACCCAAGGAATAAGCCGTGGCCGCAAACGCGCGCGCGAACTACATCATCTCGGCCCAGGACGCGACGAAAGACGCGATCCGGTCCATCGAGAAGAACTTCAAGTCGCTCGATTCGGGCGTGAAGACGGCGGTTCGCGGCATCAATCTGACGTTTGGAGTGCTGGCTGGCGCGGGCCTCAAGAACCTGTTTCGCAGCTCGCTGGAAGCCACGGCCGAGGCAACTGGCGCGAACAGCGAATTTTCGAAGACGCTGGATGACGTGAAGAAGTCGGCACAGGCGCTGCTGGTGCCGAAGTCCGGTCTTCCTGGCGTGACCGAGAACATGAAGGAGCTTGCCGAGACGCTGAAAGATCCGGCCGTTACATCGGCGGCGGATGCGCTGTTCTCGGCAATCCTCCGTGGCGGATCTGCTGCGGTCAAGGTTCTGGCAGAGACGGCTGCGGGTCTTCGGATCATCGCCACCGGGAAGGGTGGCAATGAGGCTGTCGACATCGACATGCAGATCGAGCGCCTGGACAAAGAACGCGCAGCTCTCCAGAAGTCCATGCAGTCCGGATCCTTTGGAAACGAGTCCTCGTCCATGGCGTCGATGGAGTTCTATTCCAAGGACAACTATGAACAGGACGAGAGGCGTGTCCGTGCCATAGGTACTGAGATCTATGGCTTGAGGCAGAAGTATTACGAGGCGCTGCGCGGTGACGCGGGCAAGGGCCTCCAGTCGATTACCAGTTCGGGCGAGGCGAACGCAAACCTGCTCGATATGATCGAGGCGCAGTCGAAGGGCTTCGTTCAGGCGCAGGACGCTGCCGCCGAGTACGCGAAGACGGTCA